GCAGTCACGAATACCTTTATAGTATTTTTCGTTAGCGCGTTCTTTCCTGGTCTTACCTTTTTCGTTAGTCACAGCGTAAACTATATCCGCAACATGAACGCCTGCATTTTCTTTAATATCATTATAGGTTTTTCTGCAATCTTCAATTAAATCGTGACACCAGCACGCCTGTATTACAATATCTATATCCGAAACCGGTATAAGGTACGAAAACTGTTTAGCGGTATTAGCAACCATTTCTAAATGCAACTGATACGGTTTACCATCGTATTTATGGTTAGTATCTTCGTGGCAGGATATTGCCCATTCTTTTATTAAGTTTGTCATAATTATATAAGTTGTAATTCATCCTGTTTAACCTGCTCTTTAATCATAGCTTCTACTTCGTCGGCAAAGGCGTGGTCTAAAGGGCGGAAATTTCGAGGGTCGTAGCCATATTTTTTTGGATAACCTTTAAGTGTTAAATAACTGTCCTCTATAAATTCAATCACAACCATTTCATTAACTTTTGGATGCGGTGCTTTTAATCCTGTATTTACGCATATGTTATCAAAGTAAATACAAACAACTTTCTGTCCTACTTTAAAATTACTCATAGTTCAATTATTTATCAGTTAATTTTAACCACCCGTATTCGATTTGCTGCTCTATGGATAATCCCATGTAAGGGAGTGCGTAGGATTTTGAGCGGAGATAATCGAACATTTTAAGCATTGTGTAATTATCAGCAGAACAATACCCAATAGTATCTACAACCTTTTTACCTTCTTCTGCGCTTTTCTTGTAAGGATGGTTATTACCTAATGAACTCCACCTTATTTTAGCCACCTCAATAGCATCTTCATCGGTAATTGATGAAAGTGGTTTTAGTTCAATAAAATCTAAAGTTTCAATTATGTAACCGTTAATTACGTAATTTAAATTTTCGTATAATTTTTTTCTACCAACAGGTAAACGCCAATACTGAGCAAAAAATCTACCTTTATTCTCTAAATTATTATCCATTACAATTCAATTATTTCATTAATATTATCCTTAACAATACCCTTATCCATATCTGAACGAGCCGCTAAAACACATATCGCGTTATTAAGGTTTAATTCGTTACCATGTTTAATAGATATTTTAATCATATCGATTAAACCCGGCGATTTAATGATTGCGGAGCGCAGCATGGTTTTTTCGTAAGGTAATAAACCTACAACTTTACTGGCTTTTTCCCAACATTCAGTTTCTGTTTCTGCTTCGGCAATAGATATGAAACGTTCAGCCTCGTCTGTTATAGTATCGTTGCCGGCGTTGATGTGGCACACCTTTAAATTACCTTTAAAACCGATGGTGGCGTGTGGGTAGACTTTTAACACTCTTTCTTTTGGGTTCATAAGTCGCGTTGTTTTAGCATTAAATCGGCATAAGTATAAGCGTTTATAGCCAAGTCGTCTACAAAATCAGCTACAACATCTATACTTAACTCATTTTTAGCAGAAATACCCGTAATCATAGCCTGCATGGCTTTAGCAGCAAAATAATCTCTTAATGTCATTCCGTTAACTACGGTTTCTTTTGAAATAGGGAATGCAGCTTGATTTTTAATGTAATGGTTCATAATTTAATATTTTAGTTCAGCAAACCTACAACTAACATTTTAAATAAAAAAATATTTTTACGTAAATTTAGTTATTATATTTGCCATGTAAAATTAATATAAAATGAAAGAAACACGAAAACAAGAGATTATACGTCTATGCGAAGAAATAGGCGTAAAACCATCGGACGTATTAAGAGAGGCTAAAGTGCCATATTCCACGATACATAACTGGGAGGAAGATCCAAAGGCGTTCCAAACCTATGATAAAATAAAGGAAACTATAACAGCGTTAGCTGCCAGTAAATCTGAAAGTTTATGATACAGGCTAATGAATTGCGTATCGGGAATTTAGTTAATTATATATGCTCATGTAACGAGGTATATCCAGTTAGTGTAAATATGATAGAAGATGAAGATTGTATTCATGGAAAGGATTTATCAGAAAATTATTTCTGTAAAAAATGTGGTCAGAATTTCTATAAATTATATTTTGAGTTTCTATCAGGAATACCAATAACCGAAGATATTTTATTGAAGGCTGGGTTTGACGTGGTAGATGATAATATGTATGACTACGAAAATTACCAGTTCGGATATCTATGGAGGGAGAAACAAAGTTTTTATTTAATATTCCAACATCAGCAAATATCAGAAAATATTTATTACGTTCACGAATTACAGAACCTAATATACGCCCTTACCGGCACAGAACTAACTATTAATTTATAACCCTATGTCCTTAAAACTAAGACACTACCAAACAACATCAGTCGCCGCCATTAGGAACGCTTATAAAACGGTAAAATCCGTATTGTTAGTACTTCCTACTGGCGGTGGGTAAGGTAAAACAGTAATATTTACCCATATATCGCAGCAGACTGCGATTAAAAAAAAACGCGTCCTCATACTCGTACACCGAATAGAATTACTACGCCAAACATCATCAGCGCTACTTAAATTCGATGTAGAACACGGAATGATTAACCCGCAATACACACCTAATTTCAATACGAACGTTCAGGTTGCAAGTGTGCAGACAATTATTAAACGCCTTAATTATATGACTTCGGTTAATTGGGAACCGGATTTAATTATTGTAGACGAGGCACATCACGGAACTGCAGGGAGCTGGCGTAAAATTATAGACCATTTCTCAAACGCGTTAGTGCTTGGCGTAACAGCTACACCTATACGGGCAGACGGTCAGGGATTAGGCAGGCAATGGGGCGGCTTATTTGACGACCTCGTAGAAGGTCCGAGTGTGATGGATTTAATAAACGAGGGTTACTTAGTTAAGCCGAGAATATTTACACCACCCAACGAACTTGATTTATCTGATATAGGTACGTCGATGGGCGACTATAAAAAGGATGATTTAGCGAAATTAGTTGACAAACCTACCATTACAGGCAGCGCAGTTGAACACTATTCAAATTTGTGCGCAGGTACTCCTGCAGTTGTGTTCTGTGTAAACGTTGCTCACGCTGAACACTCTGCAGAACAATTCAGACAGGCCGGATTTAAGTTTTACGCAGTAGATGGCTCAATGGATGATGATAAGCGTAAAACAATATTAGGCGGTTTAGCTGACGGTTCTGTACAAGGTGTTTGTAGCTGTGACCTGATAAGCGAGGGAACAGATATCCCCGCTATTGGCTGCGCTATATTATTACGCCCAACGCAAAGCAAAGGTTTATATCTTCAGCAAGTAGGCAGGGCATTGCGACCATGTGTAGGCAAGGAATACGCATTTATTTTAGACCACGTCGGAAACACGATCGCCCACGGTTTGCCGTATCAGGATCAGGACTGGTCGCTTGAAGGAGAACGCAAAAAACGAGGCTCTAAAAAACAGGAAACCGCCGTAAGAGTTACACAATGCCTTAGCTGCTTCGCGGTACATGAGCCTGCACCTGTATGCCCTGAATGCGGACACGTTTACCCGATACGCGATACTACACCGAAACAGGTTGAGGGTAAATTGCAGGAAATTACAGAGGTGGATATTATTAAGAAGCAAGCGCGTAAAGAGCAGGGGCAGACGCAGGGGTTGGAAGCATTATTGAAACGAGCGCAGGAATTAGGACATAAACCCGCATGGGCGCACCATATAAATAATGCCCGGCTAAAGAAAATGGAAAAATTGATGCCTGTAACTATGGAGGTATTGCCGAAGGCAGAACCCGAACCGGTAAACCAGGACGCCGAACACGAATTTAGTAACGATTTAGAATTTTAGATTATGGGAGTTCCGAAAGTTAAATTATTTACCCTTGAAGAAATATCAAAGAATACAGGTGTAAAATTACCGTGTTTAAACAGCAGATTTAAATCCAGAGGTTTGAAAGGAAAAGTTATAACGATAAGAAACACACGCTATTTCACTAAAGAGCAGGCAGATTTATTATCTGTTAAAAAAATAACCCTTTACAGGGTAATTAAAAAACCTAAAAAACCATATTTCGAGTTTGCCAGTATAACCGTAGAGCCAAATGTTCGTACCTAAAAAAAATATTATTCCAAATTTCACAAAACAAAAAGAATGATGGCGTATATTGCTGTGCTATTTCATGCCGTAATAAACCGTGTGCCAAGAAAGCAGGTCTATGTCATAAACACTATCACAGGCATAGGCGTATTGTAGATCCTGTATACGACAGATACGCGAATTTTAGACAGAAAGCGTTATCACGAAAAAAAGAATTTACAATAACATTAATGGAGTTCCGTAATTTTTGCGAAGAAACAGGATATATTATTACTAAAGGAATGCGCGGTTACCGGTACACCATAGATCGAATAAATAATAATTACGGTTATCATATTTGGAATATCCAGTTACTGAGCCTGATTTCAAATATTGAAAAATACCACGAAGTAGATAAATTATTAACTGAACCTGATGAGGGGGAAATATTATTTTAAATTATGAACCAATTAACCGAATTAGCGTGGTACTGGCGTTTCCTGATATTCAGCGGCATCATACTATGGATTATAATCCTGATATGGATATACTGGATTATAGAAATAAAAATATCTGATTGGAAGGATAAGCGGAAACGAGATCATGATATTGAGAATTTGAAACGGATAAATAAAAACCTAAGATAAATTATGAAAGTAGCATACATAGCCCATCCTGTAAGCGGGGACGTTCAGGGTAATATCGAAAAAATATTAACCATTGTTAGACATATAAATTTAAACGAACCCGACGTTGTGCCGTTCGTTCCGTATTTAGCTGATATAATGGCATTGGATGATTCTGTACCCGAACAAAGAGAAAGGGGTATTAAAAACGATAATTACCTGATTGAATCAGGAGTTGTTACGGAATTAAGGCTGTACGGTGATCGCGTAAGTTTTGGTATGTCTTGCGAGCGTGATTTAGCAGAAAAATTAGGTATACCTGTAATAAATTATATCGAAGGTATTGAATTG